GCGCCTGGCTATTCAGTTTCCACTCGCCGGTCCAGACGAAATAAGCGTCGGCGTCCCGACCTGGTAGGCGTACAGACTCTCCCTTCCCTGACTGACCCAACTCGCCCCCAGTCATCTTGGGATAAATAAGGTAGGGTTGAAATACCGGCGACTCCATTCCTTCGACAAACTTTTGGTTGATGTCTAAGAGGTTGGCAGAACCAACAAAAGGCGTTCGTAGATCACGCAGACGTTGGGCCTCTGCGAAGTCCCGCCGGTTTAACGCTTCTTGGAGTGGTGTGACCATTCCCTAACCTCCAGGACCGAATAGCCCTATCCGGGCTAACCTTTCCTGGGTACCAGCTCCGGGTCTTGGGTTACCTGGAGGTACGTTAGGACCTCCTTGAGGCGTCGGGGCCGGTGGCGGTACTCCCATCCCTGCGTTGGGCATCACCTGCGGCGGGGCCGTCGGGCCTGCCGGCATGGTAGCCCTGTTAGCCAGCAACTCCGGTGGAGCTCCACCGGCACCTGGCGGCAACCCACCGGCGCCGTTCTGCGGACCGCCTGGCCCACCTGGAGGAGCGCCTGGGCCACCTGGGCCACCTGGGCCTCCTGGAGGGGCGCCTCCTGCTAACTGCATCATCAGCTGTTGCTGCATGAGCTGCTTCTGCATCATCAGCTCACCTAGCTGGGCGAAGTAGAACTGGGCTAGGTCTGGCCTACCCCTGTCCTCGGTAGCTTTCATAAGCGTCCATAACTGCGCCTCAGGGAGCATTCTTTCAGCCATCTGCTCCTGTATCTGCGCCTCTACCTCGTCACTATTCTGCAATCCCAGTATCTCGTCTCGGATCACCAGGTCAGGTAGTAGCGGCACCGGGCCCTCACGGGCCATCTGGGCCATGCTCATCTTGGTCATCTCATCCTGAGGGAGGTTCCCCACCATATCTATCTCTGGGGCACCGACTCCCTCTATGAGCTCGTACCCTATTTCCTCGCTGAACCACTGCCTATTGTTGGCCCAGCCACTTAGTTCCATCGGCTCGAACCCACCGTCGCCATACTGGTCAGAAAGGAGGTTGCATATCTGTAAATACGCGGACTTCATTGCCTCTATACGTGGCTGCAGTACCGTCTGTATGCCCTGTCTCAGCGTGTTTATGGCAAAACCAGACAGCTGGAATTGCAACTCCCCATACACGCTAAAAGGTAACGACCCTCTCTGTAGCTCACCGGAAACCAGGCCCATGTAGGCCCCAGTCTCCCTGGCTATCTCCATAAGGCCCAGGGGTTCGACAGCCTCACCCTCGGCCAGGGCTATCTCGGCGCCCTCGCGGTAAGGGTCTTCTTCCAGAGTCTTGCTGCCGTCCCTGGACCTAACTACCACTCCCTGCTTCCTAGCCCTTGCGACCATCTCCAACATGACGCTCATGGTGAAGTTGTGCTTCTCGTATAGGTCCCGGTTGGACCGGAACACGCTGTCGCCATACTCTGCCGTTAGCTCTTCGTTACTACGACCACCCTGCCATGCCTGGAGAGGCGGCTGTGACCCTACCATCCCCAGGAATACCGGCACCCTGTTGGAACCGTGGGGCGTGGGTTTCTTGGCAAACTTGCCCTCGATCACCACACAGTTATCTTTCCTGTCGTAGTAATCGTAAACGTCAAAACCACCCTCGTCCGGGTTTCGGCCATTACTCGAAAACTCATCAAAATCGAAGTCCGGGTACTCAGACTCTATCTCGTCCCTGGTACGCCTAACCTTGTAACAAGCCCACTCCAAACCCCGTCTCCCCTTACTCCAGTACGTGTGGAGCGGGTCCCAGGGCGTCACATCGACATAGGTACCTTCATCCTCGTCCTTCACCAGTAGCGCCCTGCCGGCATACCATCCCCGGAGACATATATACCACGATAACTGGGGCTTCAAGGCCGGCACCAACTGCTCGACAAGACTGGCATCAGCCGACCGGAGCAACCCGATCAGTAACCTCTCCTTGGCATCGTTCTGGTCCCTTTCCTCGGCCGGGTCACCACTGTGAGGTACCCTTACTATCAGCTCATGGGCCCCTAGCCACCCAATTATCTTGTCCGCGTAAGTCTGTGGGGCATTGCTCGTGTAGTTCTGGTAACCCTCACCAGCGTCAAAGGCCGTCAGACGGTATATCTCATAGTCCTCTTCCATCCGCTCACGGAGGCCATCCGTTTCGGCCATGTGCCGCTCTACAGCTTTCTCTACCTCTTCCGGTTCGATCCTCGCCATTACCAGTGCCTCACCTTTATCTTCTCTCGTCCCTGTACCAAACCATACCCAAACCGGTCGACTATCCCATAAACTAACGCCTTGATCCCGTGGTTGTTCTTGTCCTCAGGCGTCTGACCCACGATATTCCCATCACGGTCTGTGCGCCACTTATATACCCTAGTCTGCCCGTCAAAAGGGTTCGGGACCGCCCCCAGCTCACTCAAAACCCCCCTCGCCTTCGGAGAGAACAATACCTTCGGCTTCCCATCTATCGGGTCAGGCTTCAAGAACCCCTTCAACCTCTCCGTACCCTCATTGATCCTTACCTTTTGCGCCGCTAAATAAAGCCCGGTCTCCTTCAACCATACCTCACTCGGCGCCGCCATCGCCTGGTGTTGCGTACCAGCAACGTCTATAACCCCGTACCGAACGTCCCGCCACCAGGGCCGGTTCTGACATATCCTTATTATTTCCTCAGTAACAAAACCACGCTCGTACACCTCATCTATCACCACGATCTGCCCATCTATGACCTGTATCACCTCAACCGCGTAAGCCCCCGCATAACCAGGGTCCATCCACAAATGCACCGGCTCCCCTACCGCATACTGCACATCCTCAAGGTGTATATCAGCCCGGAACTCATGGAATACCAAACCCTTGGGTGGGCACGGTATCCCCTCGATCCTCTCAAGAAAGAACTCATCACTACTGCTCTCACGCAACCTCTGAATCTCCGGGTCGTCCTTCCCTCCCGGATACAAATGATAGTTGCTCCAGCTCGGTAACGTGAAACTCTGCTCATCCCCAACCCCAGTGGTCCACGCCTGCGCCAACTGGGGATACCAACCCAAAGACCCCTCCATCGTCCCACTTAAAAATATCCACCCACGCCTAGGCGCCGACCGGCTCCTCAACCGGTAAAACGTCTCCATGTCCAACTGGGACGCCTCACACGCAAGAATACCGTTCGGCGCCCTCATCGCCAGAGTCCTCGGGTCCTTCCCACTCTTAGTCTCTATCCTAGTCCCGTCCGCTAACACTATCCTCCCCGGGTCTACCCTCTTGCTTGCCTCCGATAACACCCCAAGTGCCGCGAAATCTTCCACCAAGTAATCAAATTCAGCCCTGGTCCTCTCGTAATCAGCGGCCACCAACCAGTATAACCCCGGCGTAGACGTCTCTATAAACCGGCTCAATAGATACTTGCTGCTTACCAGGCTCTTCCCCGCCTGCTCCCCACCACTCACCAGCACGTACCTCTTCCGACATTCAAGTATCTTCCTCTGCTCAGGCGTCGGGTCAAACCCAACCTTATCAAACAGATACTCTGTTACCGTCCCACCAGCTACTTCAGTAGTCACTTCTTCTTACGCGCTCCACCGATCCTGGCCCCAAAGTATCCCTTCTGTGCCTTGCTCAACCGGCGCCCTCGTACAGAACCATGCTTCACTATTTCCTTCGCCTTCCTCTTGCTAACCATCCGTCCAGCCATCACAACTCCTCAGTGCCCGTTGCCGCAAAATGAACCGTCACGGGTAGATACTTCATACACCCGGTAGCTGTCAAGCCATGCCGGGCCCAGGCCGCCTGGCCACCGCCCCTGGCCGCCGTGGCTGCGGAATCCGTCAGCGCGGCCGCCGGAATCCGTCGCCCAGGACGCTCGGACCCTCCACCGACGGTGGCCGTCACCGGTGGTCGTCGCCCTGGCCCAGGTCTCCACCAGGCCCAGCCCCGTGGCCTTCGAGCGCAGACCGGAGCAGCTCAGCCCCGGCGTCGCCCTGGACGTCGACGCCGTCGCCCTGGACGTCGGGCTTGTCGACGTACTTCCGGAGGCGTCGCAGCTCAGCCAGTGTGTCACGGGCAACGGTGGCATCCGGAGTAGCTTGAGGCCGGAATAGCCTTGACCTGTGAGCATTTAGGTAGGCCAGCAACAAGAGCGTATTCTGCCCCGGTTTCAGAGCCTGGATTAGTTCGAGCCCGATAGTCTCGAGCCGATCCGCAAAATCTTCATGCGCACCGTCCATACGCTCGAGGAACCCATACCTATCATCAGCCCTCCACCGCACGACAGTGCGACGAGAGACGGCCGCAGCGTAGCAGCCAGCCGAGACAGTACCACCGGCCCGGTGACCGGCCAGGAACTGTTCCTGAGCCGCCCAGGTGCGCCGAGCCATGCCTTGTTCCGACGGGGTCAGAGTGGCAAAGATATCTAATCCCACCCGTTCCACCAGGCCGCCCCCGGCATCGTCGACGCCATCGACGCCCCCGGCGTCGCCATCGATGCTATCGCCCAGGAGCTCGCCGCTGTCGTCGCCCTGGAGCTCTTCCGCCATGACCTCACCCCCAGCCGTTGAATGGTCCGATTATATGATGCCCGTCCGAAGTTGTCGACCTGGAGCAGCTCAGGCACAGCACCGGCATCGGAGGCGTTCCAGCTCCGGAACTGGAGCCACTGAGAGCCACGGAGAGCGTCGAAAGTGTACCGAGTTGACCCCTAGCCCCCCGGAGAATCAAGGCTAACAATCGGACTGGCTCCGGTATCTAGTTACTGGTAACGAGAACAGCCCCGATGGTTTCAGACCATCGGGGCTGTTCTAGTAACTAGTTACTGAGTATAACAGGTAACGCAAGAACTAGCACCGTGGCCGTCGATGTGGTAATGTGTAATCTGACCCCAGGAAAACACCAAGGAGGCGAACATATGCCCACCAAGGAAACCAGAGCCGAGAAGGCCCGACGCCTAGGGATACGAGCGGATCGGGAGTTGCTGCTAGGAATCCCACTTCGAGACCACTGGAACGATGGGGTGCCGGAGCTGAACCCGGTAACCATACCCGAACCCACGCTAGCGGCCCCAGCCGGTGCGCCGCCCCGGTGCGGTTGGTGCGGGGAGCCAGCCGTCAGGCTTGGCCCCGTCAATGCCTTTTGGCCGCCCAGGGAGCAGCCGTTAATCGTGAGCTGGAGTTGTGCCGGTCACCTGTTTTGGTTGTCGCTGGCTCAGGAGGTGAACTGATGACCGTCGAAGTAGACCAGGCCCGGGCGCAAGCCCGGGCCCAGCTTGACCACATCATTGAGCAGGTGGCCCAGCTCGAAGCCGCCCAGGGCGACCACGAGCGAGAAGAAGCAGAGCGCGAAATCTGGGAAAACCCCCTGGAGCTGCTCGTCAGGGCCGCACGGCAAGGCTGGCAATCTCCCAACAACCCCGAACCCTTCGACCCCGCCGAATTTCAACTGCTCATGTGTACCGGAGGCCCGGCCGTCCGAGTCCTCGGAGACCTTGACCAGTACGGCGACCCCGAAACCGCTAGCATCGAGTACCAGGACTGGGGGACGCCCTGGACGCTGTACACCACCGTCAACCCAGCCGAACGGGAAGCCCTGTTAAAGTTCTGCAGCCAATTTTTCTTTGGAGGTTAACCACATGCCAGACCTATCGAAACTTAACACCGACGACGTCATCGACGCCGCCGAGCGGCAAATGTTCGGGGATGAAAACCCCGGCTTTTGCCTTGAGTGCGGCCAGGAGCAGGGCGGTTGCGAACCAGACGCACGGGAGTACCCTTGCGAGTCATGCGGAGCTACCGCCAGCGTATACGGTGCCCAAGAGCTGCTAATGATGGGCATCGGGTAGCCAGTCGAAACCGGCGCCGGGAAACCGGCGCCGTTCCGCCGAGGGTTGGCCACCCGGCGCCGATGAGACAGGCCAGAAGGAGTAACCCAATGCCTAGCAAGAGCAACGACCCCCGTTGGATAACCGCCCGCTTCATGTCGGAGTGTTGGGCCGACGGTTGCGAACGGGCGATCCGCAAAGGCGAAGACATATTTTATTACCCAATCGGGAGAGCGGTATACGGCAGCCGTTGCCTACACGCCCAGGAGGTAGCGGCCCGGTGGGAGTCCGAGAAGGCCGACGACGAGGCCGTCAGCGTAGCCTAGCCAGCCGAAGGCGCAGGGACCGATTACCGGCCCCTGCGCCTATATGAGGAGGAACCATGCCAAAATGGCGCATAACTACAGC